GGGGGCTGTCGCTATAAGGTCGGGTCGTAAAACTCGACTGATTTCTAGCCGAAATCTCAGCTTAGCGGCTGATTATAGTGGCAGTAGTAGCTGTACTCCAACTGGGCTTTACGGCCGAGTGGTAGGGTAGCGTTTGCATTCAAGCAACCGCTTCCGGGGCAGTTACTCTCTTCCGCGCGACTGCTTTATGTCGCGCGACACTTCTAGGACTAAGATCATGCAAAATTACTTTTACACTAGCCAGGGAACGCAGTTCACCTCCAGCTGGCAGACGCGTGCACCGTTCAACTCTTCCCAGAGTTCGGTGAACGTCGTCCGCCAGGAACGGCAGATGAGCAACGTGACCAACGGTCTAGTGATAGGTAATTTCAAAGATCCCAATCCTATAACGTTCCTGAAGAGAGTGACGACCAATGGGAACCGAAATTCTTATGATCGTCGAGCATCCGGTGGAAACATCGTGGTGACGACTGTCAGCGGACCTTCGCCTGCCCACGGGGATATGTCGCTTAATTCTCCTGTTCTCGGCGGAGCCGATTTCAGTAGGACGCGTGATGACTGTCTCGAAAAGGTCTTTGGCCAACTCCGTAACGGGCCGAACCTGGCTGTCGACTGGGCGGAACGAGTTCAGACGGCTAAGCTGTTGAAAGACAGCTTAAACCTTCGAAAACTTATTCTTACCATGACGACGGCTGTAACTGGTTCGACTCGTTACAAGCGTCTCCCTAAGGGCGACGCTGGAGTGCAACCTCGGATCGATTTGTTAAGTCAGAAGTGGTTGGAGTACCGATACGGCTGGACGCCGCTCGTTAACTCCATTTACGATATCGTTGATCAGGTTAGGAGAAGTTTCATGAATGAAACCTCCGGCACGTTCAACGTGAAAGGCCGTTCTTCCCAGCGTAGGATTCTGGGCCCCGACGAAGTCATCAGTAAGGGCGGTGCTGGTTCTTTCGAGAACCCGCGCTGCACGGTCACTGGTAGCTTCCGATACAGAACGGAGATGGGTTTTATCTTCAAGATTCCGCAAGGCACGAATCTCTCAGATTTTACCACATTAAATCCTCTTACCGTCGCCTGGGAACTCACTCCATACAGCTTCGTTGCTGATTGGTTTGTGAATGTTTCCCAATACCTAGAACTCTGGGAAAACTGGGTGCTTTTTAACAAGCATTTCCAGGGCGGCTATATTACGGATTCCTTTCAGGAGAAGACCATCTGGTCGACTTCGGGCGCCACAAGCGTTCCATGGCGGTTTGATGGACCTACCCCAGTACAGGGGCAGGTGTCTTACGTATCCGTAAACGGAAGTAAGACTTTATCCTATAAAGCAAGGGAGAGAGTCCTAAATCTCCCGTTTCCCTCAGGTATTCGCCTACGGGTGAACCTGAATGCCAAGCGTGTTACTGACTCGGCGGCGCTACTTTTCCAAGTAGCCAACCGTAAGCTGCCGGGTATCCCTCGGGGTACTCTGCGACTGTGAGTCTGCGACATTTCTAACCATTGCTCAAATTGAGCTGAAAGGGCTAAAATGCCTCAAATCTCTGCCATCACGATCAATGATGGTGCCGCATCCCCTGTGGCGACAACTTTCTCTCCCATCGGCAAGGACGACAAGGGCGTGTTCTGGTTTGAACAAACCACACCCGTTCCTGTCAATGCCTTGGGGGCTTTTCGAATCGGTTACAAGCAGACTCGGGTTCTCGACTCGAAGTTGCAACTGACCGGCTACTCGAAGGTGACGTATACCCTCGCTGTTCCGACGTTGGAAACGTTGGGAAACAACAGTGCTGGTATCATCCCGCCCCCCTCGCTCGCGTACGTCGAGAAGGCCAGGCTGGAATTCGATCTCGCAGAGCGATCCACGGTGGCCGAACGGGATAACACCCGTTCGTTCGCAATGAATCTGCTCGGCCATTCTATGGCCATTGCAAACATCGATTCCCTCCAACCTTCGTACTCCTGATCTTCCCAGATCAGGAGCGACGTAATTCACAAAGGTGAATTCCATGCAAGCAAACAGCAAACATGGTGCAGTACTACAAGCGATTGTAGCCTTCTGCCGCGATATCGGGAGCCCATATGCCAACTCAATTGCAACTGCACTTGAGCGTGAAGATTTTCAGTCTGCGTGTAGCAGCCAGATTGAACCTTCGGCGTATCAAAATCCCTATGTTTTCGCTAAAGATTACGCTGCTTACAACGCTGTCCGCAAGTATGCGGGTAGCGGAGATGAGCAGTTACTCTCAGCGAAAGCCATAGCTTCGTTTAAGGAGACGGAGACCAAGGTACGTGCGACTAACGATCGTCTGCGTTTTGGCGCCACTTCCCGTGGCGTTGAGGGCATCATTGAGACTGCCCGGCGGAAAATCGCCAGAATGCTCGGTCAAACCGAAGCACGTATTTATACAGTCCCTTGGGACCGTATTCTTGGGGATGTTGAATGGGGTAAAGGGGCGACTCAAAGCCTTGAGGCACGAGTTGCGAGCCTTGACAATAAAGTCCTTGAACCCTCACTTTCCGTTACACCTCGCGCTTTAAAATACGCGAGGGCACTACTTCAGGCTGACTCGACATGGATGTCGGCCAGACTCGGTGCACATGTAGAGACCTGCTGTCCCCTGGCTTCGGAGTTTCAACTAGTCTCGGCGGGTCGCTTCGCGACCGTACCGAAAGACTGGAAGAGCCGTCGCTCGATAGACGTGCAGCCCACTATGAATCTTTACCTCCAGAAGGGGGTGGGTTCGTATCTACGTGGTGTGTTAAAACGGGATGGCATTGACCTTGATGATCAGTCAAGGAATCAGATCTTAGCATCAAGGGCCCAGAAGGACCTTTATGCAACGATTGATTTGGCTTCTGCCAGCGATACCATCGCTACGGAACTCGTTAAGCTTTTGCTACCTCCGTCTCTCTACGAGTTGATGGACGATCTCAGAACACACCGTATCCAAATCGCCGATGACCCAGATGCACCCCCAGAGGGGATGTATCTGCATAAGTTTTCGGCTATGGGTAACGGGTTTACGTTCGAGCTCGAGTCTCTGATCTTCTATGCCCTTTGCTGGGCAGTTGTCAGGATGGAAGCGAATGATAACGATAGTGACATCGCCGTTTACGGTGATGATATCATCGTGGCTCAGACCCATGCATCGCGCGTCATCG